CTTCTAGTTCCTTAATCAAACTAGGGATACGTGCATCGCCAGTAAAATCTTTGGGTACTTCGGCTGCTTTCATTTCTGGTGTTTCAAGCACTGGAGCATCTGTTGGTTGATTGCTCTGCTCTGTGCCTGCCAGCATGCTTTCAAAAGCACCGTCAGGACCGTTAACACGAATTCTGTCTGCGCTGATACCAGCACCTGTGTTAATGACTGCACGGATCATGTCATCTCTTGCAGGATAAGCAACACTGACTTCCATTACATTAATAGCCACTGGGCCCATGTTGGGAAATAGTTCTGTTTCGTGAATTGGAGAACTCTTTGGTTTGCTTACACTGACAACTTTGTACTGTTCAAGTGCAACTTTAATCTTATCAACATCTTCTGTTGTAAGGTCGCCTGCAATACGCACCTTAAAATCATAGGTGCGTGTTGATTCTGTTAGATAGGCTTTAAAACTTTTCATAATTGTTCCTATTATACGATATTTAGCGTTTTTGACTAATTAATGCCGGGGTTTATTCAAAATTTCAGCCAAGAGTGCATTTCTATCAAGCACTACTCCTTGCCCTTCAACGTGCTCTGGCACGTCTCCTGTCTGCTGATCTTTCTTAATCTGATGGTCCAACCGCATTTTTTTCAACTGCAAGTCTACCATACGCAGTTTTTTGTCCAACTTGGCCTGCTTGGCAGTAATAGCATGCCCCAACAATGTGCCAGCAGTCTGAAACACTGTGCCGCTAAAACGTGCTTCCATGTTCATACCCAAATCCATAAGGTCATTGAACTTGTCCTTGGCTAGTTCTGCCAGTTCGTCCATCTCTTGGTCACTGGCACTTAGGTCTCGTACCGTGGGCAGTGCTTGATCAATTTTGTCGATAGCAGTGTCTATGTCTGCAAGTTCGCTTCGATTTGCTTCGATGGCTGCACGGGCTTCTTCTGGGCTAACAGTTTGTTCAGGCTCGTTGTCTTCAGGCTCTGACAGATTAAATAGTTCTTCTAATTTCTTAGTCATGTTACTATTTAACGTTTTTTGGTTCCGTGGAAAATGTCTTGTTCGTTGACTATTCTAAAAACTAGGCCATGTGCTTTGCAAAAATGGCGAGCTGCTTCCCATTTAAACATGTTCAGTGCTACTGCGGCTTTGTCTTTAACAGTTTTGGCGGCTTCCATTGTAGTTTCTTTACTGGGTTTAACTTCTATAACTTCGCCATGGCGCTTGCCGTTTTTGTCCACATAAATTACCAAAAAGTCAGGTACGTAAATTGTATTTTTGTTTGTAAAAGGATTTTTGTAAGGAACGTGTATGGCTTCACTGGCCCATTGTAGCACTGCAGGGTTATTATCGCAGAACTGCATAAAAGCAAATTCCCAACTACTTCTGTATGTAGGCGTACCTTTGCCTATGTACTTGTTGGGATTTTGTATTTGAAATTTGCCTTGTGCATATTTACTCATGTCAAAATTGTACGAGAAACGTATGGGCTTGTTCTTGCAGTAGACTGTAAACCTAAGAAACTTGTAGGAACTCTGCTTGTGTTAAGGTAAAGTGCTAGAAAAGCATTTAACTCATTGTTTGTTAGATTTCTAAATTGATCTAACACATCCAAAGGATCCTCTCTTTGCGCAAATGCTGTGTCGATTACTGCCTGTGCTAATAATCTTGCACTTTCAGCATTGCCGGACTGTTGTTCAAAGAAACTTACAATAGCATCGTTGGTATTAGAACTTACAGTGTTTTGAGGCAGAAAAAAATTATTGAAATATCGTGTAGTCTGATTTGTAGCCGTTGTGTTTAAATTACTTGGCTGTTGAGGATTGTAAGTCGTGTCTGCCATAACATATTCCTAATTATGAAAAATTCCAGTTGTGTATATTGTCATAAGATGACAAAAATGTCTGATCATAACTTGGGCCCATATCTACTGCACCAAAATTATCTACTACAGATTGATTTAAAATGTTAGTTGGGCCGCTGTTAGTAAAACCAGAATAAATCGAATCTCCTAATGCGGTAGTGATCGGGCTACCGGAACTATCTGTCCAAAACCCTGTTCCGGCGGGAGGTTGTAACACTGCTGCATCTTGATTTATGCCAGGAGTTCCAAGCCAATTACTAATAGCATTTCCAACTCCTCCTGTAAAACTTTGCAGACTATTTGTTAAGTTATCTACAATACCTGTGCCGCCATTTACTGTCTGAACAGTTGTCGTGCCATTACCATTATCAGAGTATGTAACAATATTCCTACTTGGATTTCTAGAATCATAGCCTCCACTGCCTGTCAGGCCTGCTCCAGCGTTTTGAATTTGCCCAGTGGCAGGATTAAAAGTTTGAGTAGGTGTGCCGAGTATTTTATTAAGGCCGGTCTGGACCAAGTTATTAACACCTATTCCTACTCCTGTACCTATAGAACCTCCTAGACCAACTCCAATAGTTTTACCTACAATGCCGCCACCGAAAGCGTCAGATATTCCTCCATATAATGCACTTCCCACGGATAACCCAGTAATGCCACCTATTGCGCCGGACAGAGTGTTTCTAAACAGACCACTTACTCCTCCATTAACAACCCTTGTGATACCTGTGGTCGGATCTGTATAGTACTGCACGCTAGTTGGATTTATAACTTGTCCGGCTGCAGCTTGATCTCGTGTATTAGGAGGATTAGTATTAAAATTGCCAGACCCGCTCTTGAATCCTCGTTGAATAGTATTAACGGAACCATCTTCATTAAACAAGACAACGTCCCCATTAGTGTACTGTCTTCTTGTCAAGGTTCCTTTACTTTGATCTGTTGAAACAACAATAAATTCAGCATTTTTGTTAGGATCGGTAGGGTCAAATCCGCCGGCTTGGTTGCCAACATTTTGAAATCTTGTAAGTTCTTCTCCTGTTACTTGATCATAAACAACACTAGTAATTTCATCTGTAGCTGGTTGAGCACTTCTTGCATCTAAACTGATGTTGTCAGAAACAGATCTAAGTTGATAATTTGCTGTGCTTTCTGGATTCGCAGGCTTTGGAGAATTTGTTGCAACTCCTCTTGTATAATTATTTAAAATAGAATTTACAAAACTTGCACTACCTCCAGTAACAACTGCTGCTGCTTGATTGTTAACTGTTACTGCTCCACTTGGTTGTGGACTACTGTAAGGGCTATACCCTTGGGTAGATGCTGGAGGACTTAAAACACCCGATGTCGCTGTAGAAGTGCCATACCCAGGCGTGCTGGAAAGAGTTGGGAAAAACACATTTTGTGCTGCACCGTTAATTGCACCGCCTAAAACTTGGGCGCCTATTTGACCCAGTACTAAACCACCCAAATCTTTAAAATTTGTATCTTTAAGGTTATTATAAAATCTATAAGCACTAAGAATGCTTCCCAGTAAACCAGACCCACTGCCTGTTGTGTCTGGTCTTGCTAAATCTGTACTTCCTTCTGTTAAGGCACCAAGCAAGCCTGCATCGGTATAGATATTTGTTACGCTGTTGCTTATAGGGCTTGGAGTATTATCATAATGTAATACTGCGAATCCGTTTACATCAACTGGATTTACAAAACCTGTTCTGTATTTGACTGTTTCGTACTCAACAGTCATGGTTGCTTCCATTAATGCATTACTTTCAGAACTGTTATGCTCGCTTTGCCGCCAAGAACTTATTATTGGATTAACAAGAAGATATTCTGTAAAACGTTTATTGTGTAAACTGAAAATTTGAATATTTCTTAAAAATGGTTTTAAGTTAGCGTTTCTTGGACTGAAACCCCATCCATCATTTAATCTTGCTTCATATTTGTGAGGGACTGTGTACAAGTTTTGATTGTAATCACTGTCCCTGTAATAGTAAGTATAAAAATCATTCCAAAACTTCAGTACTGTATCCGCAGCGTCATCATGGAATGTAATACTTAAAGGATCGTATCTTAAATTTTTCTGAACAATGTTTTTTCTATTGTAAGCATTTAAAGTACTAGTGTTTACTGTGAATCTAGGAAGTTCTACTCTTTTTGCTAATAAGCCAGTTTCATATTGCTCTATTAACGTTTGACTACTTGTTCCTTCTTGTCCTAACTGTCCCAACAAGTTTTGCAATGCGCTTATATCTACATTTATGCTAACGTAATAAAGAAAACTTTGTTTAGGTGCCAGCCTGAAGTTGTCAGCAAGGAAGAGCTTAGTGGCATGGTCATAGTAGTGTGTATAATCACCAGACTCCAAAGGTTTTAAATCGCTGTTATAAAGAGTAGCCATATATAATATTTATTCACGAAAAAACCCACTCGTAAGTGGGTCTTCGTCACGGTAAGTTTATTATTAACCTGTAATTACTGCACCATTGGTACGACCAACATCATTACCAACTCCACCAGGTGTAGTTGTTTGTATAGCATTGTCGTAACGTATGCTCATAGTGATAGTCATTGGTGCGTTATTTTCGTAGTTTGCTTCGTTATAGTTAACATCGGTTAGAAAACAACCATACATTTCCCATGTTTCTAGTACAACAGGTTCAATGTTACCATTGGCACCATCTAGCATTTCCAGTTTGGTAATAAACTTGTAGTCAATACCGCTGCTGGCACTGGCCTGTTCCATAAAGTCAAACTGTTTCTGTAGTTGTTCGCCAACAAGACGTGTTACGTTGCCGCCAGCATCGTCACGCAGTGTAGTAGATACTATTGACCACACTGGACGTCCTGCCAAATAAACTCGACTGTTGTACACAGGTACATCAATTGGGTCAAATGTAACCTGTGGTCTTGCAAAACTCATTACCTGTTTGGTCAATTCTGTTTTAGGATTACTGACGCCAAAGTTTTCAAAACTGACTCTAAATCTGAATTGTAACTTTGGCATCAACAGACCTTGGGTAGAGGCGCTTTGGTCTCCACCTAAGGGTACTGTAAATCTTGTTAAGGATGATACTGCCATGTCTTATGCTCCTGTTCCTGGATTCTGTACCGCTGCTAGATTGCCGTCCTGGATTTCTCCTGGGTTCTTCAATCTAATTGGTATGTAGATAAATTCTACTGCCTTAGTTGGCTGTATAGCAACGTCTACATACAGTTCGTTTCTTGCAATACGCTCTGGCGTATTGTTTGTAGTGTCACAAACACTTAGATAGTCTGTAATACCGCGTTTAGCAATCAAATCATTTAGTAAACTATTAACAACTGCTAATAGTGCGTTACGTGTGATTGGATCATTTGGTTCAAACACAAATGGGCGAGCAATAATGTTAAGTTGATTACGTAAGAAGTTAATTAACCTTGAAACATTAATTCTGTCAAGTGCGCTTGGAGCTGCAGCAATAGTTTTTTGGCCGTATACTACAAGCCCAGTACCAGGTAAGTTTGTGAATGGGTTAATATTGTTTTCATACAACACATCACGTATTCCTTGACTTACGCCAATACTTACAAACTGTCCGCTATTTGCATCTACATAACCAATAGCGGTTGCATTGTCAATTAAACCACGACGTGTACCAGCCGGTGCTAACCATTGATAACTGATATTATCGCTCTTAACAATTGTACGCAACGCTACGTGACTTGGCGGAACAACTACTTGATTGCCTGCTAAGTCATTTGTCAACGCACTTGGATAGTACAATCCAACGTATGGACTGCTGGTATTCAAACCATCTTCGCCTGTAGCAGTTGCACCTGCGGTGTTGTCTGCCCAGGCCTGGATTGCTGTGCCAGTAGCTGCTAAACGCATTGGGGTGTCACCTACTACAAAGGCAACGTTTTCTTTGTCTTCGTTTAGTGCCACCATGTTAGGAATCAACTCTGGATATCCTGGGCAAGCAATTAAGTTAAATGAATTGCTGTCTTCACGTAGTGCAGTGCTACTGTCAATTGCGCTCTTAAGTGCAGCAACAATAACTCCACGTTGTGCTTGGCGTCCAAAGTTTGGTACAATACCTGTGCTGTCAAATCCACTTGCAGTTACCCAAGTATTGGCAACTGCTGGAATGCTTTCGCCTGGATATGCAGCAGCAGTAAAGTAATTTGTTTTGTACTGTTTGACATTAAAACCACTTGCTCTTGTGTTAAACAACAAGATACCACGTGGATAAAATGCTGGGTCAGGAGCATCTAAGTCTACGTAGTTACTTGTGCTAAGTGTTTGAATAGTTGGAATAGCGTCAAGTACTGGGTCTACTGTTCCAGCGGTACTCCAACGAGCATCTGCGAATACAACACCATCAGTTCCTGTGTTATCTGTGTTATCAATTTGTACCCATTGATCAACACCGGCAACTGCTTGCCATCTGTATATTGCAGGATAGTTCTCTAAATCGCTAGTGTCAATCCACAAATCGCCGTAAACAAGTGCTGTGCCGTCATCTTGTAGTGTTGGCTCAGTTGCACTAATGATTGGACCTGTACTGTTTGTGGTTGTTAAATCGTAACCTCTAATGTCACTGCTTAGATTTCTGTAGCCTACCCAAGCACTACCATTACTAATCATAATATCAGCACGACTTGGTGTATTATAGTACCAGTATGTGTTATTTGCTGGTGCATCTGATATTTCTGTTGCACTTACTTCATAGTCTTTTCTATCAGCAGGTTTCCACAAACTACCAATTATTGTAGATGTTTGTGTGTTAGTGTTACTATGAGTGTAATATACATTTGTAGCTCCGGCATCTGCAATTCCAACGTTGGCCAATGGTGTGCCAGCGCCATCTACAAGCTCAATATCACCACCTTGATCGTGAGTGATAGTCATTGCACCTGTACTGCTAATGTTTGCTGTAACATTTGGAATACTTGCAGCACTAACAGCATCAACAAATCCTGCTACTGTAGCAGTTGTAATTGTAACTGTGTAGGTTGTTACATTTGCCAATCTTGCATTTGCACGAGTGGCTAATGTAAATGATGCTCCAACATTCCCAGCAGTTGGAGAAGTTGTGTTACCAGTAATGGTCATTGCTCCTGTACCATCACGATACCAAACAAGGGCGCCCGGCTCTGTAGTTCCAAATGGATCGTACTGTGCAAACGCCAAACCTTGTGTTAGATTTGAGCCACCGCCTGTTGGATCTAATGCAAATGTCGCTGCAAATACATTTGCATAATCATTTGCTGTAATAGATGTCCAAGTATCTGTACTGGCATTGTATTCTTTAAGAGAAATTGTTAAACCAGAACCTGTTCTGCTGGCTTTGTGCCAAACAGAACCAGTTGGTCTACCTGTGCCTGCAGCTAAGTTAGCACTATTAAATTCTGGAACAGTGTAGTAAGGACTTATTTGAACTGAAGGTCCATTATATGTACCAGCAGTAATACCTAAATCAGTAAGAGGTGTGTTATTACCATTGCTGATTGCAATTTTACCATCTGCAGTTGCACCATCGCTTTCACTTAATCTTGTAACTTGAATTACTAATTGGTTACTGCTGTTTACACGAGCAGTAACACCTGCAATCGCAGCAGAGTTAATATTACTAGCCACAGTTGTCAAGTTTGCATTAATTGCTACTGTAACGTTTGTGGTGTTAATTGTAATATTACTGTTAGCAGTAATTACGTTACCAGCACTGGCTGTTGTGCCGGTAATTGTTGGAATTTTAGCTTCCCAACCTACGTTACCAACTAGTTGCCAAGTATTATCATATGTTTTATAGTAAATTGGACTAGTGTTTGCAATTGTGTTTACTGCATATTGACCAATTGCGCCAATTCCTACATTTGGTGTGACATTGCCTACTAAGTCACTGCTGCTGTTAACTACGATTACATTTTGCGATGAAAATGCCTGTGTAGTAGCGTTCCATTCGTAAACACCCCAATTTGTATTAGCAGAATCAAGCCACAGTGCTCCAGTAGCGGGTTCAGCCGTTGGACGTGATGTAGTTCCGGTAAGTGCTCCTACATCAACATTTGCTCGTTGTATGTAAACTTGATTACTAATACCTAATAAACTGTAAGCAGCTAACAATCCATATTCGTTTTGCTCATCTCCGTTAATAGGGCTACCACTTGCAGTTGTTTTAAAAGTTGGGGTTCCGAAAGTTGTTACTAAGTCACGCTGACTTGTAATGTTATAGATAGTTCCTACATTATCTACTTCGGTTCCAGGAGCAATTGTTGTGCCTCCTGGTGCAACTTTATCCTGTGCTGTTGCTACTAAAATGTAAGCAACAGAACCTAATTGTGTTGGTGCGTAAAAACTTTGGTCAATTACACTGACTTGTACGCCTGGAGAAACTAGTGCCATGTTTCACTTCCTCATAAAACTTATAAAGATATTTATCGGAAGTCAGTAAATATCACCAGTTTGAACACCCTTTCGAAAGGTTTTACAGTTAAATAACTTTATGAAAAGACCTTTATGCCAGACCTGCAACCTAAATTTATCAGCAATTAACTATCACAGTAACGGTAAAACAAGGTACAGAAAACTCTGCGAAAGTTGTTTACGTAAAGGAAAGAAAATAAAGTCAGTTCCTGCTTGGTACAAAGCAGGGTACAGAAAAAAACCAGTCTGTGATAAGTGCGGTTTTAGATCCAAATATCCCGAACAACAAATGTCGGTATTTCATTTAGACGGTAATTTAAAGAATGTTGGAGAGTTTAATTTAAAAACGGTGTGCTTAAATTGTAGAGTTGAATTACACCAATCTAACAGTTTATGGCGTGAAAGTCCTATTATACCAGATTTTTAAGTTCACAGTATAATTCGTCGATAGTGCCGTTGTTTTCCACAATGTGGTCAAATTCTGTAGGCGCCCAACTGTATTCGCTGGCATGTACTCCGGGATACCGATCTAGCATATTTTGTGGACTAGTTCGTGCTAAATGAAACCACTCTGGATCTTGCCCTCTAACAATCCTGATTACTCTGCCGCCAATCCTGCGAATACTTTCAACTTCGTTTAAAAATCTACAGTCTGAGATTACTACGTTGTCTCGGGTTTGACGCAGTTTATTTTCTAAACTAGCAATCCAAATATCCTGGTGGAAATGATTACGGAATACATCTGTGCCCCAATATTGTAATACCCAGCGTGGGGTCAAATCTGGCATGTCCAAACGATTGGCCCACCAAGTGTCTATCTGTTCACGCCATTCTCTTGCGGCTTTGGTGCGTCCTTCTAGCAGTTCACGATCCCAACCAAACACTGCGCTGACGGCATCTTTGAGGGTTGCGGCAAAACTGTCGCGCCTGAACTCGTGCCAATTCACCAAATAGTCTGCGGCAGTGTCTTTGCCAGCACCAATTAAACCACAAATTCCAATAATCATGAAAAAGGACTCCTAAGAGTCCTTATTATACATTAACCTGTGACCCATGTCAACGGTTGCGATCCATCAATATACCGTTTCAATTCATCCTCAAGTTGAGCCATTTCTGCGGTTGCTTCTTGTAATAGTGCGGCACCATTAAGTGTAGTTCCACCTTGTGGGCCTGCAATACTGGCAAACTTACCACGTGCCTGTCCCAAAATAGATTTTGTAAATGCCAAAGCATACTCTTGCAACCAAGGATAAACCTGAGGATCACTCAGTAGCATACTGTCTGGTTTGTAGTTGTTAACCCAAAGCAGTACACTTTCTAGTGCATTACCATCGTAGAATGGTTCTGGTATAAAAAAAGTTGTTGAAGCCAAGTCAGTACCTGTCACTGAAGTGGCGCCTAGTGTTTGATTTGCCAGCACTGTAATAACTGTTCTATCGTCGTTTACACTTGCTACACGATACTGACTGCTATACCCCTGTACTGGACAACTCTGTATATAAACACTGTCGCCTACCTGCAGATTTGTTTGAAAACTAGTAGCACTGGTAGGCAGTGTAATTGTAATCACTGCACCAACGGATGTACTAGCAGCCGTTAGTGCAGTTGGTTTAACATCAGTACCACCATCGTAGGGAATCTTACGAACTAGAGTTAATTTCTTAGTTACACGGTTCCAGTTAAAGTTAATATAACCACCAAACATGGTCATGGCTAATTCTTGGTAAGCAGTAAACAGTTCGTAGTTGGTCAAACCACCCACACGTCCTGCTACCAGCATGTAGGTGTTTAAATAACCTGAAGCAAATGGCTCGAACTGACTAGCGGTTGTTCCAGTTGTACTACCAATTCCTCTACGAAAGATTTGGCGCACTTCCATAATGTTGTTGGGTAAGATGTATTCTTGTACATTGGGAATTAGATCCAAAAATACATAACTTTCTTCTGTGCTATTTTGAGCACGTTGACGATACTTGGTCAGGGCCTGTTTGATAGCCAAATCATAGTGTTCTTTATCTAACTCAACGTCAACGATTTGATCGCCTAAACGCAAACGAATGTAGTCAATCATTTCGTTACGTAGTTGATTGAGTGTTTGTATTTGTTCGTTAGCGGCAATGGCACTTTCCTGGCTGATAAATCCAGCCATGCCAAGATTTTGCGTCCTTACACTGCCGTCAGTCTGTAAGTCGGGAACAATTACTGTATTGTCTGTAGCCATAAAAAAGTCCTGTTAACCTTATTTAGCCAACAGGACGGTGATTTTAGGCAACTTTTAGTAATAGCACATCTGCGCTGATTCTACCGTTGAGTTTGGTTTCAGTTGCTCTAATATCTTCAAGAAATTTACGTAACTGCACCTTGCCTGCTTTAGCAAACTCTTTAAGTTTTTCCTCTGGCTTGCGTAGTGTCTTGCACACACTCTTATCAACATCAAAGCCTTCAATGCTTGTGCCTTTTACACCTAACTGTTTGTAGGGTGCTGAAATGTATTTGCCCAGTTTGCGTGTCTTGGTATTGTAGACCCACAACTCAGAGGCACCAATAATTTCTGCAGGATTGGCGCTGACTAATTTTAGTGTTTTATCTTCCTTGCAGTATTTGAGTTTACTGATCTGCTTTTCTTTGCTGGGTGCTTTCTTAACTCTTAATTTCTTAGTAGCCTTTTTAACACCACGATACTGCTCAACTGCTTCCAACAATGCATCGATCCAGGCAATCAGTCGCTTGTAGTCCTGTGCTTTGTAATGCTTATAACCTTCAACTAATTGCGGATCTGCTTTTTTCTGTGCCAGTTCCAGTTCTTCTCGGCGTGCTTGAAATAGTGCTTCGTACTTTCCAAGTTGGCTTTGCACTACATTATTACCGCTCAAAAAGTCATAAGGTTTAAACTCAGTTTTACCCTCAGTAACCAATTCATCGTAATGGCCTTCTATCTCGCCAATCAGTTCGCTGGTTTTTTCCTGTAGTCTGTCTTGAATCGTGGGCTTGTAGGCTTCTGTGACTTGTTCCGTTTTTTGTTCTTCGGGTTCGTCTTCTGTAACAGCCTCCAAAACACGGGTCAGTTCTGTGTCCAAAAACTCTAAATGGCGTTCACGGAACGGCATGCCCTGACGATGAGCCATAACCAAACTACAGGCAGTCATGCTCAGCAACCTATCACTGCTACGCTCGAACTTCTTAACTTCTTCCTTGGTAAACTCGCCGCCTGAACGCATCCACTCAACCACATACTTTTTCAAATCTTTTTGACTATAGTGATAATTGTAGTAATTCATGCTCTTGCGTAGCAAATGGTCAAATTCTTCCTGTGGCAGTTCACGGGCCTGTTCCGTGTCCCAAACTGGACCATCTGTGGGTTTACTGTGAAACGATACTGTACGTGGTTTCTTTGCTTTTACTTTGACGCCTGCTACTGTAGCCATTTTTGATCCTTCTTGGAAAACTGTATTATAACAGATTTATCATTATTGTGCAAGTAGTACTAAAGTACTACATTACTTTTGGACTATTTACAATTCATATCGCCATAAATATAAGAATACTGGATTCTGACTTATGCCAAGATTAAGCATGTGGCGTGAAAACCACACCAACGATTATAGATTTTTTGATAAACGTATATCCGAAGAGTTTACTATCGGTGGTACAGGCGTATACTTACACAAATATATTGGTACAAATCCGCAGGCAAATGCCTATGCCCTAACTTCTGAAGTCAGTGCCAACAGTACAGTTTTAACGTTTGCTAATACCAGTACATTTGAACCAGGACAAACAGTACAAGGTATTGGTATTGCAGCCAATACCACTATTACAATAGCAAACAGCACTGCCAATACTATTACAATAAGCAGTAACACTACCAGTACAATCAGTAATGGTGCTCCTATTAGCATCTATTGGAAAGAATGGGACGAACCTATTTACAGTAATCAAAGCGAACAGAACATACAAGACTTGTTGTTTCTGGAGAACAGAGACAGAAAGTACGATGCCAACGTATATTCCATGCGTGGCATCTACACTGTCACCGACAATGATTTCAACTTAGAACAATTTGGCTTGTTCTTAAATGCAGACACTGTGTACATGACATTCCACTTAAATGACATGATAGCAATGTTGGGTCGTAAAATCATGTCAGGTGATGTTATTGAACTGCCGCACAAAAAAGATTACTATCCGTTAGATGCTACAATTCCTGCAGTGCTAAAAAGATTTTATGTAGTGCAGGACTGTACATTTAGTTCAGAAGGATTCAGTCAAACTTGGTGGCCACACTTATGGCGCATTAAAATGACACCTCTAGTAGATGCACAAGAGTATAAAGATATTCTTAATAATATTCAAGCCAGTGAAAATACTACAGATACAATTGGTCAAGTTTCTAGCAACTATAATAAGTTGGTAGAAATCAATGATGCTATCATTAATCAAGCTGAGCAGGATGTAGACAAGAGTGGTAACAACATGGACGAACTTTATATTGTCCCACTTACTCCAACAGGCGCTCCAGGCGATCCTACTGGTCTTGGTGCAGATAACTCAAACACTTACGCAGGAAGTACTAGAACATTAGCAACAACAAGTCCAACTACTCCCAATGTTGCTATTCCTGCTTACTTAGGCGGTGATGGAACTGCTCCAAACGGATTTACTGTAACTGCTGGTACTTCTTTCCCCGGAAGTCCAACAATCGGGCAATATGTATTAAGGACAGATTACGTGCCGAATAGATTATTCCGTTACGATGGTGCTAGATGGATCAAAGTTGAAGACAATGTTCGCGCTAACTTGACTCCAGGTCCGAACAATAAGACACTACGCAGTATCTTTGTTAACGATACCACAACTTACACCAATCAAGAAGGCGAAACACTACCAACACGCCAAAGCCTTAGCAAGGCGCTTACACCAAAGGCAGATAACTAATGGCTTTACAACAGTTTTTCTACGATAAACAAATACGCAGGTACATTACGCAGTTTATTCGTATGGTGTCAAACTTTCAGGTTGAGTTTGGCATGGATCGTAATAGTAATACCACACTTCAACGTGTTCCTGTAATATATGGAGACAGCAGTAGACAGGCATCCGCCATTTTAAAACAAAACAGTGAAAATTATTTGAACAGCACTCCTGCTATGGCAGTTTATATTGCAAGCATGGATTATGATCGCTCAAGAATTATGAATCCAACTTACGTAGATAAAATGCATCTACGTGAACGTTATTATGACGCTCAAACAGGTGCTTTAGCCACAACACAGGGCGATACGTTCACCGTTGAAAGACTAATGCCTGTTCCATATAAACTAACTTTAAAATTAGATATTTGGACCAGCAACACAGAACAAAAATTACAAATTCTAGAGCAAATTTGTACACTATTCAATCCAGCTTTAGAAATACAAAGTACAGACAACTACGTCGACTGGACCAGTATTACTTACGTACTTTTGAGTCAAGTTAACTGGAGCAGTCGTACTGTACCTGTTGGCACAGATACTAACATAGACATTGCCACGCTAACTTTTGAGTTACCAATTTACATTAGCGCTCCTGCACTAGTTAAAACACTTGGTGTGGTACAAAAAATTATTGCCAGCATTTATGATGCAGACGGAAACATAGACACCGCAATATACGACGAAGCAAATCTACTTAGTAGACAATACCTCACACCTCTTGATTATGGTGTAATTTTACTAAACGATGAGTTACGTTTAGTAAAATACAATGATCCAGTCGACGACAAATTTGGACAACAATACATTAAAGAACTTGCTGCTAATGTTAGTGCAAATGCTAATATTGTGTTAACAGATGCAGATGGTATTACCAGTGACATGTTAATTACTGGGTTAAGCCAACGCGGTACAGGCACTATAACTGCTAATACTGAAAGTACCACTATAACCGGTGTGAGCACTACATTTTCATCAGATATACGTGCTGGATTTACAATAGTCAGTCAAGACAATATATCTTTAGGCACAGTATCTAATGTTGTTAGCAACACTGAAATTACTTTATCCGCCAACGCAAATGCTAATGTATCAGCAAACGCCTACAATTTTATCAACAATGTTACAACCCCAAATACTACAGTAGTAAGTGTAAATGGTATTACAGTATTAGCAAATGATTTAATTACTGGTAACATAGGTGATAAGATTGTATTCAGCGAACGCATATATGAATATGGCGTAAATGAGCCATGGCGCAGTTTAATAAATGTTTATGGTAACTTAGTTAATGGTACTAGTCAAGTTCGTTTAGAATTAGCAGACGGCACAACAGAAGTTGTAGGTACAGTGGCTTACAACCCTGCCGATGACACTAGTTTGTTATATACTGTAGATGTAGACACAATACCAGCCAATACACTTTCACCTATCAACGCAATTATTGATCCTCAAAGTTCTAGACCTAATAAAGATTTGCAAAACTTAGTAAATGGTACAAGATATCTTTTAGTAAATGATTACACTAGTCCTGCTAATGTTGCTAACGTAGCGACTTATAACTGGGTTGGTGCAGACAATACTAGATTAGTTGCTAGTGCCAATGATATTATTCAGTATAACGGACAACATTGGGTAGTAATATTTGACGCCAGTGATAGTCCTGATACATACTATGCAACTAATATGACTACAGGCATTCAGTATGTATGGAATGGTAATACATGGGCCAAGAGTTACGAAGGTTTCTATGAGGCAGGTAAATGGCAACTGGTAATATAAATTCAAGTTGTGGTGCAATGATCTACTGCACCGCTACAAAACGTTATCTATTTTTACTACGCAACGACGGCAAGTTTCCCGACACATGGGGTTTAGTTGGTGGCAAAATAGAACGCGGTGAAAGTATACTTGCGGGTTTGCACAGAGAAATTAGTGAAGAATTGGGCGGTAGGATTGATGGCGCCAAAGTTATTCCTATTGAACAGTTTGTCAGCGACAACAAAAAATTTGTCTACCACACGTTCTTAATTAAAGTAGAAGAAGAGTTTGTACCAGACTTAAACCGAGAGCACAAAGGATTTTGTTGGGTACCTTTGGAGTTCTTTCCAAAGCCATTGCACCCGGGTGTGTTTAGAACTATTAGATTAGAAAAAAGTCGAAATAAATTAAAAACGCAGGAAAAACTTAAAATTTAAAATCTTCCAACTGCAACTTCAATTTCACCAGGACCTTCCGTATCCTTGCCAGTAATTGCTTTTCCAATAACGGCGCCGCCAATATATTGGTCAGTAGATTGAGCGTGGCCAGGCTGATCACTTGTGATCATTAAGTCACCTGGTTTAACAACACCAACGGCTTTACAAGGACAACGTCCAGTTAATGCAATATAAGGGTGTGTTTGATTTCTTGTTGCTATCTCACCCACATAAGCATTCATTTTGTGACTAGGTTGTGTACTGACAACTCCAAGTACTCTTGTGTCTGCTGTTTGAGTAGATTTAGTAATTTCTTTAGCACCTCCAAGCACAACCACATCACCAGGTTCTAAGTCTATATCTGTAGCGTAACGTTCGGCCAAGTCAGCGTATCTGGCATTAGGTTCAAATCCGCCGGCTGTAGTTCCGTCATGAATCCTAATACTATCGTTAGTAGTATCTACTGAAAGTTCGCCAGAGGCACCTGTGAACGCATCATTTTGTGCTTCAGTTCCTCGTCTAAATTGTACTTGTGTTGGCATTTAATAAACTCCGTAAATATTTATCGTTTTTTATGTTAGAACTCCGAGATCTACCGTTTCTAAAGAACCATGCGGATCGTTCATGTCATAGTTGGGAATAATTGGGATTTGAAAAGCGTCGATAGTTGCACTTTCTCCTACATATGTTTCTCCTGAGCCATAATCACTGTCGCCAGCAGATCCCGGGAACGTTGTTAAGGAACTGTTAAAGTAGCCGCTGGCGCCGCCACCAGAACTGTATGGATCACCGTTAGCCCAGAAAACGCCATCCCCAGCAATAATGTAACTGTTGGCGTTGACATTGCCGTTAAGGGTCAGATTTCCATTAGTTTTTTCAAACGTAAATCGTGTGGTGGCGTTGTCTGTGATAATGAAACTTGTTGCCGTTGACTCAAGTTCCATCTCCATGGTGTTGTTAACACCATCGTAGAAAAACTTTACATCATCTGAGGAGCCAAAACGTAAATGCTCCGTACCTGATGTTCCGTCGCCAAAGTCAATAGCAGTTGGTAAAATTGTCCCACCAGATAGTGTACTATAGAAAAGATAATTGGTGCTTGGGTTGTAGTAAAGTCCTGCATCAATACCCAATGATGCATTGCCTGTCGCAGCACCACTCAGTGAAAATGGAATATAGTAATTTGCTGATGTACCGGTTAGTGTTGTTACAACTGTAGTTGCCGCAGCGGCTGTACCAGTCAAGTTACCAGTTACGTCACCTGTTAGTGTACCGGTTAATGTTGCACCTGAGTTACCGATCTGTGCGGCTTCAACAGTTGTACCAGTCAGTGTTCCACTTAGTGTAAGTCCAGTTAATGTGCCTAAACTTGTGACATTGGTTTGTGCGGCTGTACTTAGTGTACCAGTTAGTGTTGCTCCACTATTGCCAATTGTAGCGGCGTTTATTGTAGTACCAGTTAGTGTTCCTGATAAGGTTAAACCTGTTAAAGTTCCAAGACTGGTAACATTGGTCTGCGCTGCTGTACTCAACGTACCTGTGAGGGTTGCTCCACTATTACCGATTGTAGCAGCACTTACTGTAGCACCAACAATAGTAGCACCTGTGTTGCCAATTGTAGCAGCGTTGATAGTTGTGCCTGTTAGTGTACCACTTAAGGTCAATCCGGTTAGTGTACCGACTGAGGTGATATTAGTTTGAGCAGCAGTGTCAAGTGTACCTGTTAAAGTTGCACCACTGTTACCGATCTGTGCGGCTTCAACAGTTGTTCCAGTAAATGTTCCTGTAGCACTCAATGTAGTAAATGCACCTGTGCTAGGTGTAGTATTACCAATTACAATATCGTTAATAGCGCCATCAGTTTTTATTTTCCATGCTGAACCAGTGTATATCCAAGTTTTACCACCGAAGGAATACTCGTCATTAGTGCTGGGACTATTTGGAAAGTTTAATGCCATATCTTACTCTTTATCATATTTATTTTGTATTCTACTGTCGATTATCCACCAGCAACAGTGGAAGTCTCCCATAAACAAGTTTCTTCATTTAAGATTGCAGAATCATTGGGTTTAGGTGGAATAAAAGCGTCCCTGTCAGAATCGTATGTATAACCAACACTAGCATAATTTTTTCTAAAAGGTGCCCGACCTCTAGAGTGCTTACCTGCTCTTGTGTTGTATGAAGTCTGTACGAATGTCGCAGGATCACCAAATGTGCCATTATCAATTTTGGGCTTATCAGCAACAATAACCTTAGTTACAATATTGTTTTCGTCTATCTGAGCAAAATTAGCCATTTATATCTCCGTTACACCGCATATCTAAT